TGTCACTCGACGAAGAAGCTGACACAGGAAAGCAGGTCAGAGCAAAGCACAGAACTACTCGACAGCGAGGTGGTGAACATCAGCACACTGCAGATGCAACCCGTGAAGGTACCAATGTCGGCAGTGAGCCTAACGATCAATCTGGACACACTGCGCCTGCTGCCTCTCGGAGCGAGCTACACGGCACGGCAGGGGCAAGCAAGTCTGAAGGTAAGCCGTAAGCCACAAGCCAAAACATCAAAGGCAGGCGGAACAAACGAAGCTGTCGAACCAGGCGAAATCATCATCGAAGCCAATTGCGACTCACTGGAACTCGTTGCCATGCAGCTGTCGAAGACGGTCAGCGTTCTTAAAAAGCGTCTTGCCCGTGAACAGCACAGCAGCCAATCGCAGCTGAAAGAGCAGAAAGACACTACATCATTCAGCATCGTTCAAGTGGCATTCAAATGGCTTTTAATCGGCATTCTAACGGGCTTTATCTTATCAAAAATAAGAACAATTATTTCATTTATAAAACGAAGAGTATATGGCAAATAAAGATTTTTTATATGGTCTCAGCAAGATGACCTTTGCTGGCAAGACGGTTGGTTACATCGAAAAAGATAGTTTCGAGTGGGGCGGCAAGGCTCCTGAGAGCGTTGATGTCGATGCCGAGCAGGTTCCGGATGCCCCCGTGTTGACATTGGTACAGAAGAATAGTACGGTTGAGCCAAAGTTCAACATGATTCAGCTCAACTATGAGAACATGGCAGCCTTGCTTGGTGGTCATGCAACAGCGACTGGGTGGGAGGCTCCAACGGACTTGTTACAACTTAGTGGTGAGTGCCTTATTGACACACCAAGCGGTAAGCGTGTCAAGATTCCAAACGCAGTGTTGCTATCGAACCTCGGTGGTAAGCTGACGCTGACAGAGGTTTCAAAGATTGAGTGCCAGTTGAAGGTGATGAAGCCTGCTGATGGCACAGCACCATACTCTATCATCGATATTCCTGCAGGATAATAGTAGCTGATTATGGATGAGCGGAAAGTTCAACAAGAGGCATCGGAAGCCCTGCTTGACGTAGGGGTATCGGTGCCTCTGAAACCTATTAAAATACCTTTCTGCAAGAAGCCTTTGATGCTTCGAATGGCAATGCGTCGCCCAAGGCTAAGCACGCAAATCAAGATTGCCCGACTCTACTTGAGTTTAGGTACAACTTATAAAGAGCTGGAGACGCTTGACAAAGAAGCACAGATGCGTTTCATTGCAGAGCATGGTAAAACGGTGGCTGACATGGTGGCACAGACGATGTGTGGCAAATGGTGGAAACCTGTATGGATTGTTTCATGGGTACTGCGTCACATGGTCGACAACCTCTATTTGCAAGTAGCGATGATGAAGTTCGTCCTACTGTTAGGCACTGAAAGTTTTACGAATATTATCAGATCAGCCGAGATGACGAATCCGATGAAGCTGCGTCTGAGCCAACGAAGGAAGGGGAGTTAGCAACCGAGTATGAAGGAAGTCATAGCCCCTTTGGTCTGGTGTGGCAAATCGCAAATGCCACAGGTTGGAGCCGAGAGTACATTCTTAACGGCGTAAACTATCAGACCTTGATGATGATGCTTGCAGATGCACCACGCTACGTCAAAAAGAAGAAATCGAACATGCATACCGAAGAAGAGGGAACGCCAGCAGACGATGTTCTAAGCTTCTTTCAGAGTAATCTAACTTAAAACCTCAAAACAAAAGATGAAGGCAGTTGAAATAGAGTTCTTAATGAAAGGCAACCTTAAACAGGGTATGCAGGAAGTCGGCGGTGAAGCAGATGTGCTTGACAGTCGGCTTCGTGGTCTGCGTAATACTATTGGTGGACTATTCGCTGTCGATCAGAGTGCAGAATTTGTCAAGAAGATAATTGATGTACGTGGCGAGATTGAGAGCCTTCAAATATCTTTTGAGACCTTAGCTGGTAAAACTAATGGTGATAAGCTATTTGGTGATATCAAGGAATATGCAGCCAGTACACCACTGATGATGAACGACCTTGCAAAAGGTGCGCAAACTTTATTAGGTTTTAATATTGAAGCAGAGAAGGTGATGCCTATCCTTCGTCAGATAGGTGATATCTCTATGGGTGACTCTCAGAAGTTCAATTCCCTTACACTTGCCTTTGCGCAGATGAGTTCTACAGGAAAACTGATGGGGCAAGACCTGTTGCAGATGATTAATGCTGGATTCAACCCGCTCATCGTAATATCAGAGAAGACAGGTAAGAGTATGAGTGTGCTGAAGCAGGAAATGACAGACGGGAAAATCAGCGTAGACATGGTTGCCGATGCCTTTGCCTCGGCAACGGGTGAGGGTGGTAAGTTCCATGGAATGCTTGAGAAGCAGAGTAAGGGTATGAAGGGAGCTATCAGTAACCTTGAGGGTGCATGGCAAGATGCTATGAATGACATGGGAGAAAGTAGTGAAGGTTTCATCATGCAGGGGATTGACCTTGCAACACTGGCTGTAAAGAACTACGACAAGTTGGGTAAGGCTATCCTTACGGTCGTAGCTGCTTACGGCGAATACAAGGGAACGCTGATGGCTGTACAGGCACTACAGAATATCATCAGTCAGCAGAAGACCGCAATAGAGGCCGACCGTGTAAACGAACTGCAAGAGCTTGTTGGAAAGTATAAGGAAACACTTAACTCTGATGCTATCAATGGCGACACATCAGCAACACAGGCAAATACAGCTGCAAAGGCTGAAAATAAAGCGGCTATTGATGCCGAAGTAGCTGCTATGGAAAACGAGCTACGTACTAAGGTGGCTGTGGCAGAGGCTAATTACAATGAAGCTACAAGTCTGGCAGCTGCAGCATCCTTACAGGTTGATGCTGCGAACGAGGCGGTTGCTGCGGCACAAGAGCAATATGAAGCTATTTTACAAACTGGAAATGGCGAGGCTATTGAAGCAGCGGAGTTAGAATTGAACACGGCTGCTTCAGAAGCAAATTCAGCAGCACGCAACTTGCAGGCGGCACGTGCGAATGTTGCAACGGCTGCAACAGTGAAGGAGACAGCTGCCACACGTTTGTCAACTTTCCAAACACAGGTTGACACAATCCAAAAGAATGCCAACACACGTGCTACAGGGCTTTGGGCTGCAGCCACACGTATGGCAACCACAGCTATGCAAAGTCTGAAAGCTGCCTTCATGTCTAATCCTTTCGGACTCGCTCTGGTTGCTATCACTTCGATTATAGGACTACTCTCCATGTTCACCTCTGAAACGGAACAGGCAGCTGACGCAACCAGTCGGTTCCGCGAGAAAGTGATGCAGGAGCAGTCACAATTGGATGCTTATTATGCCACCCTTTCCAATGTTGAAAAAGGATCGAAGACTTATCAGTCTGCCCTTGATAGTATCAATTCACTTGCAAAAGAATATAATACTCATCAACTTTCACTCAATGACACCTTAACAGAGCAGAAAAAGAAGTATGAGGAGCTGACTGAGGCTATCCGTAAGCAGGCAGCAGAGAAGACGCTTGCCGAAGCTGCAGCAAAGGCGAATGAAGATGCCATGAATGCTGAAAAAGAAGCCATGGATAGTTTGCTGGAGAAAGCCAAAGACGCAACGCATAAAGAAATACGAGAAGCCGTAGAGACAACACCAGAAGGTGTCTCAATAATGGTTAACAAGTCCGTCGATGTTGCCAGTGAAAAGCTACGTTCTGTTACCTCTGCCACATGGAATATGATTTCAACGGAGGTGATGAGTCATGCTGCTGACATATCTGCTGCATTTGCCAAGTCTCAAGAAGATGGAACAAAGGCAGTTCAGGAGGAAGTAGATTCCATCGAAAATATCTTGCGTACATTGGGCGTCACAGATAAGGAAATTGAGGCTTTCCACGACAATCTCTACGACTATGTGGAAACCTCTGCTCGTGGATTCAGTTCTTCATACGGTGAATTGGAGCGAACGCAGGCACAGCTGGAAGGTATAGCCAGTGCTACTATCGACACGAAAGACACTACCAACGAAGCTATTGACCAAATGAATTACGAACAACTGGTCGAAAAGATGCAGAGTGTTCAAGCGGAGATAGATAACATCAATGCTAAGGAGGTTAAAGTAGAGACTGATAATTCACGCCTATTAGAGCTGAAAGGACTTCTTATTGACATCAACAACCTTATCCCAAAGGCACTGACAGCGGGTTCTGATGCTGATATGGAGAAACGCCTTCAGGATTTGAAGAAGAAGCGTGATGGAGAGGTATATGGTACGAAGGCTTGGGCTGACTATAATAGTCAGATTGGTAAACTGACGGCAAAGCTCTCTGCGCATAAAGGGGGATATGCCGAGACAATTTTTAACGAAAACAGGAAAAAGAGTAAAAAGAAAAAGAAAAAAAAGAAGAAGAAAGGTCCTT